CGGGACTGGATGGACAGCGTCACCGATGATATGCCAGACCCTGAGAGCATGGCAGCAGTTTGGGACAACCTGCCTGAGCTGGCGCCGCCCCTGATTGCCGGCGTCCTCCGGCAGGGCCATAAAATGCTCCTGGCCGGACCCAGCAAGGCCGGCAAAAGCTACTCCCTCATTGAGCTGTGCTGCGCCATCGCCGAGGGAGGTCCGTGGCTGGGCTTCTCCTGTACCCAGGGGCGGGTGCTCTACGTCAACCTGGAACTGGACCGGCCCTCCTGCCTCCACCGCTTCAAGGATGTGTATGCGGCCCTGGGGCGCACGCCCCAGAACCTGGACAAGATTGATGTCTGGAACCTCCGGGGCCGCTCTGTGCCAATGGACAAGCTGGCGCCAAAGCTGATCCGCCGGGCGAAGAAAAAGGATTACATTGCCATTGTCATTGACCCCATCTATAAGGTCATCACCGGCGACGAGAACAGCGCCGACCAGATGGCGAACTTCTGCAACCAGTTCGACAAGGTGTGTACTGAGCTGGGCTGCGCCGTGATCTACTGCCACCACCATTCCAAGGGCAGCCAGGGAGGCAAGCGTTCCATGGACCGGGCTAGCGGGTCGGGGGTGTTCGCCCGTGACCCGGACGCGCTCCTGGACCTGATTGAGCTGCCCGTCAGCGAAGAGCTCCGCAAGCAGGAGGTCAACAAAGCGGTCGGCCACGCCGTTGCTGCCACCCTCCAGCGGGCGGGTAAGCTGGAGGAGGCGTCCCAGGATGACCTTTGCACCGAGAAGGGGGCGCTGGAGGCGGCCAGGAGCCTTTTAAGCGGCCGGCAATATGAAGATGCGGCAAAGTACGCGGAGGCCGCAAGACAGGCCGCTGAAAGCCTGACAGCGTGGCGTATTGAGGGAACCCTGCGGGAGTTTCCCAAGTTTCCCCCGGTCAACCTCTGGTTCGATTACCCCATTCACCGCGGAGATGACAGCGGCGTCCTGGCCGACATCGACCCGGAGGGGGAGGTGCCGGGGTGGCAAAGGGCCATGCAGAAACGGAAGCCGAAAGAGGCCAAAGCCAAGGAGCGAAAAGACTCTATTGCACTCGCCTTTGAAGCCTGCGGCATAGACGGGAAGGTCACAGTGAGCGCTCTGGCCGAGTACATGGGCGTGACGGACAAGACAGTCAGGAACCGGTTGAAAGAGCATGGCGGCTTTTGGATTGACGAGGGGGAAGTCGGCAGGAAGTAAGGGAAAATAACGAGAATTTTTCCTTTCCCCGTGAGAGAAAAAAACGGACATTTCCCTCTGTTTCCCTTGAGAAAAAAACGGGGATTTCCCTTCTTTCCCTGTGAGGGAAAAAAACGAAAAAACCTGTTCTTTTCCCTAGGGAAGAAAAAGTACCCCCCTAAAGGGGGGTAAGAAAACACGTTTCCCTGACGGTCAACGGGGGAAGTAGTCGTGCGAAAGCTCACGCACGACGACTCCTTCCCCTGACCGTTGACAAAGTAGTTTTGTGATCTACAATACTTTAACGAGGTAAAGCAATGAGAATAGAGTTTTTTATGCCAATGAAGCCGCCCACGGTGACGCACCAGGAAAAGAAATGGCGGGTGGTCAAGGGCAAGCCGGTACCCTACGAGCCGCCGGAGGTGCGGGCGGCACGGTCGAAGCTGACAGCGCACCTGGCTGGACACAGGCCCGTGGAGCCCCTGGCCGGCGCGGTGCGGCTGCTGGTGAAGTGGTGCTTCCCCCGTGGGCAGCATGAAGACGGTGAGTACCGGACCACCAGGCCGGACACGGACAACCTCCAAAAGCTTCTGAAGGACTGCATGACCGCTGTGGGGTTCTGGAGGGATGACGCCCAGGTTTCCAGCGAGATTGTGGAAAAGTTTTGGGCTGAGGTGCCGGGGATATACGTCTGCATGGAACAGATCAATGCAAGGGAAAATTGCCAAGCGATTGCGAATTTGGAGGTGCTGACATGCGCGGGGTGCGCAGAAGACGGGAAATGGGAGTGGGAGTACCAACGCCCGCCGGAGGTATCGCCATGACACACCAATATACACGCCAAGAGCTGGAGCAGCTCACCACCGAGACACCACTCTGGATTGAGGGTGTGGGGCTGAGACAGCTCCAGTGGGGCGGCTGGGAGGTCGCCACTCACATCCACAACGGCCGCTTGTGTTTCAAGCATGAGCCCGACAGCCGGGGCCTGCTGCTCTCACTGTACGACCAGATTTGGACGGCCTTTGATGGGGCACCGGAGAGAAAGAAGGGCAGCTAATGAGTGAACTTTCGGAGAGACTGCGGCGATTGAGAGAAGAAAAGAAGCCGATCAAGAGCATGGCGGTGGTGTCGGAACTGTGTGGACTGGAGAAGGGGGCAGTCGGAAGATATGAGCGCGGGGAATGTATTCCAGGCATGGAAGCACTGGTGGCCCTGGCGGATTACTATGAAGTCAGCCTGGATTATCTGATAGGGCGGTCACGGTTCCGATAAAAAATTTTTGAAAAACTGCATTCTTGCATCGTGGGCGCATTGAACTATGCGACAATGAAAGGCGTGGAGGTGTATACCTCTGCGCCTCCTTTTCTACCGCCCGGCACCGAGGCGGGTAATATCGGGCCCCTACGCTGCATGGCTGAAAACCAGCCCATAAACTGGGCGGAGGGTCGCGCCCTCCATGCGGCAAATGACTGTGGAGAGACACTATACTGGCGAATCGGGGTCGCGTATCTTGCCAGTGAAATCACCAGCGGCCTGCCAGTAGCCATAGCTGGCCGACTCCGGGTATAATGGCAGCCTTTGAGAGTCAAAAACGCGCTATCCCGCTGAAAATTACCCTGCGAGTGGCTAATCATGATGTCGCCGCCAAGACCAGGGTGTGACAATTAAGCGGGAAGCGCACATATGCCGAGTGCTGTAGCAGAAGCGGAAGCGGCGGCCCGTTACGTCGCGGACGTGTGGCGGCTCATTACCGCCTCTCGGCTCCATACACATGAACGAGAAGGACGATAGCCATGCAGGACTTTGCAAAACGATTCTACCGCTCCCAGGCGTGGAAGGCGTGCCGGGCGGCCTATATCGCCAGGAGGCTGGCCATAGACGGCGGGCTGTGCGAGGAGTGCCGGGACCAGCAGGGGTATATCGTCCACCACCGGGTGACGCTGACGCCGGAGAACATCCGCAACCCGGCCATCGCCCTGAACCACAGCTTGCTGGCCTATGTGTGCAAGGACTGCCATGACGAGTACGAGGGACACGGGATCAACAAGGGCAAGCCCATGGCCTGCACCTTCGGGACGGACGGCCAGCCGATCGACCGGCGGAAGCTGTGAGGGCCCGCGTACTCCCCCCCCTATCGCCCCGGGGGAGGGGGTACCAGGGAGACCGGAGAGCGGGGGTAAAAAACAGCGGGCCGCATGCGGGAGGGGGGTGTAGAAATGGCAAAGGGACCCAGCAAAAAGGAGCTTGGCCGCTTCGCGGATACCTATAAAGCGGCCAGCAGGGAGCAGCAGCAAATCTGCCTCCAACTGATTCTGAACGCGGTGTTCATGGAGGAGCAATTGACCCAGCTTCAGGCCAAAATTCGGGAGAACGGGGTCAAATCCGAGTATCAAAACGGCGAAAATCAGTGGGGCGAAAAGAAGTCTGTGGAGGTGGATGTCTACAACGCCATGATCAAAAACTACGCCGCCGTGATCCGCCAGCTGGGGGATATGCTTCCCCAGGCGCCGCCGGCTGACGACGACCTCGTACAGTTCCTGAAAAGCCGGGGCGGTGGGGGCCGTTGACCGACCTGGAGCGATATTGTACCGGCATCCTGGATGGTAAGATCGTGGCCTGCAGGCGGATGAAGCAGGTGGCGGAGCGGCTGCTGGAGGATCTGGCAAGCCCGGGGGAGTTCCATTTTGACCCGGATATCGCTGCCCGGCACATCGACTTCATCCAGCAGTTCTGCAAGGTGCCGTCTGGCCGCCTGGGGACGCCCCTGAAGCTGGAGCTGTTCCAGCGGGCCCGCCTGGAGGCGGTTTTTGGATTTGTGGACGACAGCGACCTGCGCCGCTACAACGAGGTGCTGATTGTCGAGGGCCGGAAGAACGGCAAGACCACCGAGACGGCCGCTATTGAGCTGGATCTGCTGGTCAACGATGGGGAGGGTTCCCCGCAGATCTACAACGTGGCCACCAAGCTGGACCAGGCCCGCCTGGGCTATGAGGCGGCGGTGAAGATGCGGCAGCTCTCCCCCATGCTGGCCAAGCACCTGCGCAAGCGGGTGTCGGACATCTACAACCCCATGAACATGGGGTATATCCGCCCAATGGCGTCCAACACCTCCAGTCTGGACGGCCTGGACGCCCACGGGGCCACCATCGACGAGCTGGCCGCCATCAAAAACCGCGACCTGTACGATCTGATCAAGCAGGCCATGGGCGCCCGGGATCAGCCCCTGCTCTTCGTCATCACAACCAACGGGTTTGTGCGGGGCGGCATCTTCGATGCGCAGTATCAATACGCCTGCGACATCCTGGAAGGGAAGGCCGACAACCCCCGGTTCCTGCCCTTCCTGTACGAGCTGGACGACCGGGCGGAATGGGATAACCCGGACTGCTGGGAGAAGGCCAATCCGGGGCTGGGTACCATCAAGAGTCGGCAGTACCTGGCCGAGATGGTGCAGAAGGCCAAGGACGACCCCAGCTTCAAGCCCACCGTGATGGTCAAGGACTTCAATATGCCCCAGACCAGTGAAGCGGCGTGGCTCCGCTGGGAGGAGCTGGACAACCCGACCACCTTTGACCTGCGCTTTGATTACGGCATCGGCGGTTTTGACGCCGCCGACACCA